GTTCGTGATATGGGGGGCATGGCTTAGGTTTTGGTAGTGTAGAGTGGAGGGACCCCCTGACATCTACAGGTGTTATAAAAGGTTCCAAAAGAAGTTAACCCCCCGGTGCTCTTTGTTCTCTAAAGCTAATCTAGTTACTGTGTGTTAAGGCTTAACATGCATGTGTTAAGGCTTAACGCCCAATAGTTAACTCTTATAAGAACCCTCTTATAAGAACTCTCTTAAGAGTTAACTCTCCTTCCGGCCCTTTTAAGGGGCCGGAGGAGGGGAGAAGAGAAGAGGGGAGTAAGAGAAGAAGAGAGTCTGAGAGAAGAGGAGAAGAGGGGAGAAGAGAGTTTTGGGGGTAATAGGTGCCTGGTTACAGTAAGAAGCAGCGTAAGATGATGGGTTCAGAGTTGGCTCGGAAGCGGGCTGGTAAGAAGACGCGTACTGGTATGACGGTGAAGCAGTTGAGGGATTACGCTCGAAATCCTATAAAAAAGCAGAAAAAAGTATGACAGCCCCTCTATCTGCTGCTGTTGCGTCTCTATATTCTCAGATAGGTTTCGTCCCGCACGACGGGCAGATTCAGATTCTGGGGTCTGACAAGCGGTTTATGGTGGTCACTGGTGGGGAGCAGGGTGGGAAGAGTATGACTGCTGCTATGTTGCTGATAAAGCGGTGGTACGAGCAGTACGGAGAGGTTGGGGAGAAAGATTTACCTTTACTGTACTGGTTGGTGGGTGCGGACTACGATAAGACGACTGAGGAGTTCAGGTATATCAAGGATGCGCTCGTAACGCTATTTGGGGAGAGCAGGGTTAAGGGGACGGAAAAAGTTGATCCGGGATATATTGAGCTGCGGGAGACGCCGAGGGGTAAGGCGGTTCTTCGAGTGGAGACTAAGTCTTCTGGTAAAGACCCGCGGGGGCTGGCCAAGACGGCGCCGAACGGTATTATTGCGTGTGAGCCCGGTCAGTTGGGATTAGTTACTTACGAGCGGCTTCAAGGGCGGGTTGGGCCGAATAGAGGTTGGCTCCTGCTGCCTGGCACGCTTGAGGGTTCTTTGGGTTGGTTTCCCATGCTGGCCGATGCCTGGGCGAGCGGGGTAGATGACAAGCAGAGCTTTGAACTGCCTTCTTGGGACAACCTGGATAAGTATCCGGGTGGTCGTAACGACCCGGAGATACTTCGGATAGAGAGGGAGAACTCCGACGAATACTTCATGGAGCGCATCGCTGGCAAACGTGTTCCGCCCGCCGGGTTGGTGTTCTACGAGTTTCGCCCGGACATCCATATACAAGAGCATTCCTGGATACCGGACGATACCGTGTACATCTGGGAAGACCCGGGCTACGGCTCCTCTCCTCATGCGATTGAGGTCGCTCAGGAAGTTACCGATTACGCCCCGGACGGCACCCCTTTCCGGCAGATACGGGTGTTCGAGGAGATATATGTTCAGGGCCTTATCACTACTGAGATCATAGACATCTGCAAGGCCAGACCGTGGTGGAGATCAGAGAGGGTGCTTGTCTCTGACCCGCATTACAAAGACCAGCATCACTCCAACACCTCTGTGGCCGAAATCTGGATGGCTGAGACCGGTCTTGTCGCTGGAGGAGAGCGAGTTCGTATTCACGACGGCAATGAGCGCCTGAAATCGTTTCTAAAGCCCGATCCGGTGACTGGTTGTCCCCGCATAACCTTCTCTATCAAGTGTCAGGGCATCTTGAGCGAGTTCGGGGCTGCCGGATTCCCGATTAAAGGCCCTTATTTGGGACAAACTCTCGCCTACCGCTGGAAAACCGACCGGGAAGGGAACGTGGTCGGCACAGTGCCGGAAGATAAGTACAACCACGGCGTGTCAGCGGTCAAAAATGGTCTTGTCGCTATGTTCGGGTATACTATGAGGGGCGATAACTCCCATTTTAAGGTGGTACGGTGGTAAAAGAGAGGAATAATGGCTCGACGACCTAATAGCCCAACTCCAACTCAGATAGTCGCCAAGGTAACCGCCTTCGAGCACATCTATTCCGATGTCCACGCCCGAATGGACGCTGACTACGACCTATGGGACGGCGTGGAGTATGAGCCCGAAGACGATGAGGACCAGGGGTACAAGAAGTACACCTCCAATAACCCCCGCACCAACGCCGACAAGGCCATTGCACTCCTTTCTGACTCTGAGATTATATCCAGAGTCCCTGAAGGAGAGGCTGAGCGCGAAGACCGGGGTCGTCACAACGACAAGGAGAGAGTCTGGATAGGTCTACATAAGGCCGCCAACGAACGTTTAGAACGATTAAGAGAGATGCGTCTGCAAGCCTCTATGGCCTGGTTTGCTACCATTCGGGGCGGAGTGGCCGGTAGGTACGGCCTGGTCAAGCAGAAAGAAGATCGCCACACCACTGTGGATATCACCCCGTGGGACCCGCGCGATGTCTCCTGGGCGTTAGGCGCAGACGGATTGTCATGGGCCTGTTGCAAAGTGGGCAAAACCAGGCGCCAGATCAAGGAGCAGTACGGTAAGGACATCGATCTCGGTCTCCACGGTCTCTCCGCCGCATCCGATGAGGACGAAGACCAGGTCTTAATCTCTGTATTTGATTATTATGACGGCCAGATCAATAAAGTCGTTACTGAATACGAGGTTCTAAAGCCCGCCACCCTGCACGGGGCGAACTTTCCCCCCGTATACCTTGTTCCTAATCCTTCTGCGCCGCAAATAAGCGTAGGAACAAACGGCCAGAACGGCTTTAAGGACACTAATACTAATCTAGCAGCCGTGGGAGACAGTATATTCGCGTCTAACCGCGGCATATACGCTAAGACCAACCTCATTAAGTCCATACTGCTGGAACTAGTCTCCCGGGGCCGTAAACCAGTTCTACTGGTAACCTCTGCGGACGGTTCCAAGACCCTCGTTGAAGATCCGTTTAAGACGGGCACTACTATCAGCCTGTCTCCCACGGACAAAGTGGAAGTTCTGGACATGCTAACGTCCACTAACGACACTATGGCCCTCCTGGGTATACTCGGCGGAGAGGAACAGAGAGGAATCTTCCCCAATACCGCTTTTGGCGAACTCCAGTTCCAACTCTCCGGCTTCGCCATCAACACACTGGGAATGTCCCTCTCCACCATCATCAAACCCTTCCTATGGACAATGGAGACTGCCTTCCGGCAAATCTCCAACGGCCTGTTGGACCAGTACGTCTCTGGCGGTTTTAGCGCCGTAGAGGTCAACGGGTTTGATAACAACCGGGAGTGGTTTAGCCAGACTATTCAGCCTGAATCGCTCAAGGGACTGCCCGCCATTGAGATCAAGCTGGTAGCCGCCCTACCCAGCGATAACCAGACCAAATATGCCATTGCGAAGATGGCGTCGGATGGTGATGAGCCTATCCTGGACCACCGCACCATTCGGGAGCGGGTTTTGGAGCTGCAAGACCCCGATAACGTGGACGCTCGGGTCAAGGCACAGCTAGCCAGGAAGTCCTCCTCGGTCTCCACGGCATTCTCCTTTATGCGTACTTCTGCCGCAGAAGGCGATGATATAATGGCCCAAATCTGGCAGCGTCAGGCTGAACTGGAGGTACTAAAGCAGGAGATTGACCTTCATAAGCTGCAAATGATAGCCTCGGGGTTCATACAGGAAGGCGGAGCTGCCCCCGGACAGCCGGGCGCCGCCCCCGGCCCCGCTGGCGGCGGTAATGTCCCCCCGGGACCTAGATTCGACCCGCGGGTGGCCCCTAATGCCCAATTGGGAGTGCCTCCGCCAATTCCCACTCCGCAGGTAGGGCCGTTAATGCCTCCTGGCAGCCCCCGGCCAGGGGCTAGAGAAAGTGGACTAGTCGGTCCGAGAGGAGAGCCGCTATAATGACTATGCAGAACGGGTTTCTAGACCCTGGCGTATTCACTGACTTTCTGGAGGAGCCCGGCCTTGGCATGGAGGCGGCCTTCTTTAGCCAGGCGCCCAGATTTGGGAGGAGTCCCACCCAGAAGCAGTTCTATGAGGGGCAGTTCAGGCGGTTCCAGAACCAGTTTCTCGGCTCTATGGGCCAACAGATACTCGGTGGGGAGACGCCCGCGGAGAGGTTCGCGGACTTCGTGCAGAATATAGACTTCGATAGAGAGTTCAGAAGCCTGCCGCCAAGCCAAAGAGGAGCAGGGGTGTCGCGCTTCAACCCGCGTACTAGGTTCATTACGTTCTAGGAGGTAGAAAATGGCACTGACACAGGAACTGACAGGATTTACTTCTTTCGGGGAGCTGGTACGGGCTTATAGGGCGGGCTTGATTTATCCCCGGAATCTTATGGCCGCTATACAAGCGTTGAGCCAGACACCAGGAAACGAAGGGTTCAGTCAATGGCAAGATTCTGACATTGCTACTTTCATTCAGGGCCTGGACACTGGAGGGTATGACGAGACGTATGGAGTTGATATAGACACGATACAGAACCCTGGTGCTGGTATAGGCGTCGAGATTGATCCCATCGCCGCCGACGGCGTCGCCGACGACGATTTCGCCGATGTTGGTGCTCTAGAGCCTGTTCAAGCCCTCACCGACTATCGTGCGGGTAGACAGATGCTATTCGACCGTGCGCTGGCCGCCAGTCCGTTTAGTCGCTTTGCCTCTCCTCTGGTCCGGGGCATACAGCAGCGCCGGTTCAACCCGTTGAGCGCCCAATTCGTACTGGGAGAGGCGGGTAGAGAGGCAGGTGTGCCACTTGGCGGCGACTTCCAAGGCCCAGTCCAGTACCAGGACTTTCAGAAGTTCCTCGGTAGTAATCCTTCGACGTATACTCCCCAACAGTTCCAGACCGCGATTGGGAGGACTCGACCTCTATTCACTACTCCTTTGGAGGATTTGAGTGAAGGGCAGCAGGCTGCGAGGATGGCCCTCGAAACGGCCGGGGGCATGGGCTTTCAAGCCCCGGCCCGCAACATTATTACTCAGGCTGCCATGTCCGGTGTGTCGCCGCTGTTTCAACGGTACATCCCTGAAATAGTCGGTAGGAGCATCGACGCCTGGAGGCAGGATAACCCTGAAGCGGAATTGTTCAAGCACTTCATGGCTCAGGGTTACGATCCAACTACTGAGACTTATAGCGCATCTCGGGCTTTTCGACCCAGTCCGATTTAACTAGACATAACTATGAACCGTTATCTCCCTACCTCAACGCCTGTTCCCAAAGCGCGGCCCTCCGAGACCAACGTAGAGCGGGTCAGGAGGTACTTCCGGGCACTTGAGGCACAAGGCATCTCGATGCCGCTGGATGTTCGGCAGCGGCGACTTGAGCAGGCCGGAATAGAGGACGAGAGAATCGCGGCGGCGAGAGGTAGGCAGCCGCTGGCTGTTCCTACCCCTACTGCTGTCCGTCCTACTCCCCATCCTACGCCGACACCTATGCCTACGGTCGTGCCCAGGCCCACCCCTGCTGCCCTTCGCTCTACCCCCTTTCCTGCTTTTACTCCGACACCTACGCCCGTACCCAGACCTGCCGCTATACCTACTGCCCTTCGCCCTGTCCCTTCTCCTACTCCCACGGTCGTACCTAAATCCACCGCTGTGCCTATGACTAAGGCGGAGGAGGAGGAGAAGTTGCTTGCCGCCAGGGAGAGGCCTCCTCTTGACGTGCCTCTGAGCCCGTTCGAGAAGTTCATGGGTCGGACAGAGCCTATTCCTGGACGCGGCCGCATCGCTCGTGCGTATAGGGCTTTGGGAGAGGCGGCGGACGTTGGTATAAGGGGTTTTGGAGAGGGCATAATCACTCTTGCGGGCGACATTCGTCACCCGTCACGACTCATTCCCTCGTTTCTGCCAGGACATACAGAGGGGCCAGCAGGCCTAACGGCTATGCGACAGGCCTTTGGCAAGTTCGAGCAGCGCCACGGTAGACGGCCAACCGCCCAAGAAAAGTACGACATCATCGGACGATTAGACCCAACCCCCTGGGGCGTTCGTGGCGCCGCGGAGGCCGCTGGAATGCTTGCTATCCCAGCGGCGGCAAAGGCCAGGGCAAGCCTTGTGGCACGTGGCTTTGGGGCTGGCGGTGCGTATAAGCTTCCTGGTATCAAGCCAGCGGCAGCTAGGGTCGGTGCAGAGTTACTGAGGCCGATTGCAGAGACAGAAGAGGCGGCAGAGAAGGGGTTGAGGGTGGTAGGAGGACGCATTGTCAGGGGCCTTGGGGCTGCTGCCAGGGCAAGAAGAATGAGGCCGCGTGCTCCCGGAGAACTTCCTACAACGCGTGTGCAGCCCGGTGAAGAGGTAGTTACTGACATCCCCACCACCGCACGGCCTGGCGCCGCCGCCGTCACTGAACGGGTTGGTGAGATAGCTATTTCAGAAGAGATGATGAAGGATGGTCAGAAGTTATCTCAGTATATGTGGCGTACAGGGCGACAGAGGGGAATGACGCCGCAGGCTGCTGAGAACATCAATGCCTTACAATCTGTGCGAACTTACATTCGCTGGGAAAAGAAAGGGACTATAGGAGGCCCTAGTAGGCCAGGCGCACCTTCTCCGGGGGCTGAGATGCGTGTACTGCCAGGAGTAAAGGAAAACACGGGGTTACCTGAAGAGTTTTCTAGCTGGGCAACTAAGGCGGGTCTATCTAATGTAGATCCGCAGTATGCGCGTGATGCCCTGTGGCTTTATGAAGCAAAAAGGGTTGGGCTTGACCCTACTGGTCTAGTACGAAAATATCCAGACTCATTCCCCACTGCACCCGCCCCCGCCACCGCACGGGCTGCTGAGGACGTTACGACTGCAAAAGGAGATGTTAGGCTGTATCGTGGGCAAGTACAGGGTGGTCAGGGTAGGTACTATAGTACCGATAAGGATTTTGCTAGAGCGTTCACACAGTCAGGCCGAGAGAGTGAGATATCGGAGATTGTTGTCCCAGCTAGTCGTGTGTATAGAGGTAAAGAACTACCTTTTGCCAAAGATGTTGATGCAATAGATAAAACTCTTATTGATGCTCGTGCTAAAGGCTACGACGCTATTTGGGTTGACGAAGGACTCGGACAACCTCCTTCAGTATTATTTGCTGTTGATGATGTATCCATTATCCCCCCTACCACCGCACGGCCTGGTGCCGCCCCCGTCACTGAACGGGCTGCTGATGTACCCATTACCCCCGCCGCCGCACGGCCTCCTGCCGCCCCTGCCGCCCTCACACGGGCTCAGGAGGCCGCTGCCGCCACCGAAGAAGGTGTCCAGGGTATTGTTCCTCCCAGCGCTGTGGGCGCTCAGAACATCATTGGCCTACGTCCTATTGAAGCTGGTTTGAAGAAGACGCAGGAGCTATTAAACACCGCTCGGCGCATAGTCGGGAAGCCGTTCCGTGCCGTACTAGATGAGCCTAATGTTGCCGGTGCTCTTCGGGAGCGTGCTCGTGTCCGCCCTGCTATAGAGTCTCAGTCCAACCGGCTGGGCGCCGTCTCGGGCGAAAGGGTC